CACCGCCAGATGTATCACCACCACCCCCGCCAATTGCGTAGGTATAAGTTGTACTTGGAGAAACAGTGAAGTATTTTGCTACATAACCCCCTGCGCCACCTGCACCAGAGTGTCCGTTTGGTGCAGCTTGCCCGCCATATCCACCGCCACCGCCACCTCCAACGCATTCAACATAAATTCTGTTACAGTTTGCTGGAGTTGTGTAGCTAGTTCCTGATGTTAAAAATTGTGGAACTCTAATTAATGTTCCCTCACCAGCATATTGATTCGACGCTGTAATCGTACCATCTGGTAAACCACCTGAGCCAACCCCAGTGATTGTTGTGTCTGCAATAGTTACAGTCATTTAATCTCCTTACCTTTTAATCTATCTACTTCTAATGATAATTCTTTAATCGCTTCAATTAAAAGAGGAACCAATTTCTCATATTGAACTGTTTTATAATTTTCGCCTGATTTAGAAATTTCGATACCCTCTTCTAGTTTAATATCGAATGGAGCAGGTTTAACTGCCTCTGGAAGAACAGCTTCTACATCAGCGGCAATAACACCGACTTGTTTTTCTTTATTTGTATAACCAAAAGATTCTGCCAAATCGTTGGCATTATATGTAACACCACGAAGCGCATTAACTTTGCTAAGGGCATTTGGAATTACTTCAATATTTGTTTTTAATCTACCATCTGAATAGTAAGAAGTAATTTGATTTGTTGCGCGAATTTCGCCAGAAGTCCCTGAATACGGAGTGCCAATACCTAAAGATCCAAACTGAACATTAGATGATGCAGCCAAATCTTGTGGTGTTGAGAGAGTAATAGAACCAGAAGTGTTTGTTACATAAATTTGGTTTACAGTTCCACCCAAAGTTGTTAATGTGTAATTCGCTCCATTACCAACTAATAACTGTCCGTTAGAAGGAGTTGTTGTTAAACCTGTTCCACCAGATGCGACTGCCAGCGCTGCAGTTAAACTTGTGATTGAAACACCAGAAATTGATCCACCAGTAATAGAAACGCTACTAGAAGATTGTGTAGCTATTGATCCGAGACCAAGATTGCTTCTGGCAGTAGTTACACTTCCAACATCGCTAAGATTATTACCGACTTCCAACTTGTTTACAGCTAAACTGATAAAGTTGTTATCAATTTGCGAACTGGACAATGGTGCTCCATTCACAGATGGAGCATATGTAGCGTTTGTATTAACTCTTGTTGAAAGTGCTGTGGTCATCAGGGCATCCTAGTCAGATCTTAGATATTTATTATTTAGGGTATCCAATACCATCAGAAATCGCCTTCCAGCTACTCTGTGGAAACAGATTAAAGTTATACTGTTTTTTAGATAAAGTTAGCGTATCTTTAAGTTTATTTGGCATACTATTATTTATTGTGAAACTAGACCAAAATTTAGTGTCTTTTCTATGTGTCATATAATGGAAGTATAAGAAAGATAGTATATCTTCATTAATTTCCCTTACATCGTTGTTTATTTTATCCTTGGCATTCTCTTTACCAAACTGCTCAACAAACATCTTAAGGGTCAAAACCTGAGCCCAAATAGAGGTAGCTTCCAATGGTTCAATAAATCCCGAGGATAATCCAACAGCCAGACAATTATTGTTCCATACAGTTTTGTAGGATCCAGCTGTAAAATTAAAAGTTTTTGGGCTTGTAAAATCTTGACCCAAATAATCTCGTATTTCCTGTTTTGCTTCTTCATCAGTAGTTAAGTTCGAATCAAAAACATATCCACATCCATAACGACCATTAACTGGAATCTTCCAGATCCAACCATATTTCATTGCCACAGATTCAGTATAATCTGGTATGTTCTTACCATCATTTGGAAGAAAGAACGGAATTGCTCTTTTACATGGCATTGAGTAAGTTTCCCACTCAGCACCAAGAACTTCCCCAATCAATACTCGTTTAAATCCAGAGCAATCAAAAAAGAAATCTCCACTAATTGGACCAGAGGGAGTTACAAGTGTTGTAATATTTCCACCATCCGATAGAACTTTTATGACTTCGTCATCGATTAAAGTTACACCTCGTTTAATTGCAACTTCTTGTAAATATTTTGCCAGTAAAGAAGCATCAAAGTGTAAAGCATAATTGTCGTTCCAGAAATTGTGGAAGAAATATTCTCCATCTCCATTCCAATTTGTAAACTTAATTCCTGTTTTTAATGTTGTTTTACAGTTTGATACTAATTCTGTTTCCTTGATATCAACTTCTTTTAGATACTCCATAAATGCTGGAGTTGTTCCTTCACCAGCACCAAGTATTCCCATTTCTGAACTCGCAACAACAGTTACTGAATCCTTTGGAAATTTCTTGTTTATATAAAGAGCTGTCAACCAACCAGCAGTTCCACCACCTAAAATAACAAATTTCATTTAAAATATGTAGAGATTGCTATTGACAATCTCATCTCCTGACTTAAATTTGATTCAACAGAGTGAATAACATATCCTGGAAAAATCAAAAGCATTCCTGGAACTGGAGTAATTTTATGATAGGGTCTATACGATTCCCAACTTACATCAGTTCTTGCCTGCGAATCCTGCCATAATATAGAACCTCTTGGATCATGTAATAAAATATCACCAGATTTTTCTGGCACCTTTACATAATAAACAACAGCCAACATACACTCAGGATGATGATGTGGACTGTTATTTCCTCCTGGCATCGTAGGGTTTTGACGAGCTGATAATGTAAAATGTTTTGTCAAATTGCATTCTTCTGCAACTTGTTGTATGTATGGTAATACAATATCTTTTAATTTTGGTGCAATTTTAAAATAATCAGAACCCTGTTTATAGTGTGGTGCCAATGCCAATAATTCATGATTTAACATTTTATAATCAGGTATAATAGTATTCCAAACAGGAGTAGAAAATAAACTCTGCTTATTCATAAATCGACATAGCAATAGAAAGTCTTAACGAGTCGCTGTAATTTGGTTCAACAGAATGAATCAAATAACTTGGAAACATAACAAGAAGTCCTGGCTTAGGAGTTACTCTATGATATGTTCTTTGCGTTTTACCATTAGAATCATTTACAGCATTTAAATCTGGCCAATCAGTTCCACCTCTTGGATCGTGGAATAATATATCTCCACAATTTGGTTCAGCTTTTACATAATAGACAGCTATCATCTTTGGACCCTGATGGTAGTGTGGTGTATCTAATTCTTTCGGGAATATTGGTCTTTGAATTCCATGTATTCCAGTTGGTTTATTTCTCCAACGATACTGTATAGAAATGTCATCACAGAGTTGTTTCATCTTCATTTTCAATTTTAAAACATTTTCAGTTTGAAGATCGAAATAATTACCACCCTGATACACAATGCCCTCTCGTTCAAGAGCATCATTGTCTAATAATCCAGCTAAATCAAGAACCCACAATGGAGTTCCAAACATTATATTATTCATTGCTCGCTGCGATAGTTTCCTGTAGTTGATTGACAGCCCACTGATGTTCGCTTTCTATATTGTATATCGTTTCAGTTATAGCAAAAGACACATTGTAATTTTTTACATTCGGCGCAATTTTAGAATTTACTTCAATATTTGCAACAACCATTAATGGTCTGACGGAATTTAAACTTTCTTTCAAATTCTCATCAAGAATCTCTTCAATCTGAATATCATTTACTTTATCTAATGTCTGAAGTTTAGAAACCAATAGACCCAGCATTTCATCGTGTGGACCTATTCCAACAATAGTTGGTTGATCATGAGCCAATAAAACTAAATCCATTTGTGGTGGGCGAACATAGTAAATTGTTTTTCCACGATTATAGAAAGGGCTGTGCCCAGCAATTAATGACTGGCTTCCAGCCATATCTGGACAAGGGCAATCAAATAAGTGTTCAAATGGTAATTGTTTATAGGAGTTCTCGTCAATAATTTCTGTTGGAACTAAAAATGCCATTCCAACAGTTTCTCCATTCTTTCCACGATTTCCCTTAACGACATAATCCAAATATACGCAATCTTTAGTTTGAACTTGATCTAACAAATAATGTGGTGGATCAAGAACATCAACAGAAACAATATAATCAAGTTGTTTTGCTGCGTCTAAAACTTTTTGTAAATCTGGTGTAATTGTTGCCATTTTATGCCTCTATTTTTGACTTTCCATATACCTCAACATCGTCAATTTTACCAACAACTTCAGCAACCACTTTAATAGGTATAATTTTTTTCTTTTGTTTTTCTTCGTGTTTAAATTGTGTTCCCCAAATATCTTGACGATCTAATGGGAGAACATCATTTTTAATTAAAACTGGAACATAACCATTCGTCATTTTCTCAAACCCTAACGCAAACAATGCGATGTTATCTGAAAATGCGTTATCGCAAGTATGTTCCCAAAGTTCACCATCAAGGAACATACAAGATCCTTTACAGATATGAAGTACAGGACAGCTGGAACATTCTTTTCTGTTCATCCAATGAGTTGCTGTTTTAATCGCAACATTATCATAATCTTCAAGCGAGCCACCTAAGTGAGATTCGCCATTCATTCCAATTTCAACTGCCGACACATTCTGGCAGGTCATAACATTACCACGAAGGTCAACTGCCAATGTTCCTTCTTCGTCCATACCACATTTCTGACCAACGAATTTAGATTCTCTATGCATCAGAACTGAATTTGAAAACTGATCAATCTTTTGAATGATCATACCAAATCCAATATTACCTTTGTTTGCGTAAATATCATTAAATGCTAATTTTCTAAAATTGAAATGTTCAGATTTCGTATTTAATGAATTTTCTTTCGCATCGTAGTCGTAGGAATCAACAATAGTTCCCTCGCCAAGTGGAACATTTGGGTCTCCAGTAAAATTGATAAACCAATCGTGAATTGCTTTACGACTTTGGTTCTTAGCATTTAACATAGAATTGAAACTAATTCTATTGTCTTTTCGCATAATTTTGTAAAAATCTAAAACAACTTTCTTTTGATTTGGATCTTCGAATGGATCTGGACCACGAACTGGTTGTCCTGGACCATCATGAGAAATCGCAACGGAGAATCCCATATAATATAACCAAGCACATATTTCTTTGGTTAGAATTGATCCATTGGTGATAACACTAAATCTTGGTTCATTTTTCCAATGCGAGAATTTTTCTCTCAATGCTTCTGCCAAAGGTTTTAATGTTTTCCAGTAAACGAAAGGTTCACCACCCCAAAACTCAATCTTTAATCCTGCTTCTTCAGAGAAATTTAAAACATCAAGTTTTTCCAAGAAAGCATCAATGTCTTTCTTGTTTGTTTCTGGTGCTCTTTCAACGAATTTCTGAGAGCAATAATCACAAGTATAATTGCAAGATAAACCAAGTTGAATTTTCAACAGGGTAATATCTTTAGATTTTTTAATTGGATTGTGTTTATCAAAAGGAACAACTTCTTTTCTTGTTTCTTTTGTTACCTGATCTTTTGGATATTCTATTACGATTCCATCTTCAGTGGATAGTGTGTTAAACACATTTTCATAATAGAAAATCTTTTTATCATTGTCGCCAATACGCTCAGCATGAATTTCAAATATCATAATATTCCTAAGTTAAATTACCAGCAGGCACAGTCACATACGAAGCAGTTGCAGTTACATGCGCAATTACAGTTATAAGATTGGTCAGTATTTTGTGTACAGTTATAAGTTGGATTGCAGTTGCAATTTCCTTGAAGGTATGCTTGCGAATCGCAGTTTTGACAGTTAATCGCATTACAGTTTGAACAATTTGAACACTGAATATTTCCAGAACTCAACGAAGCAGTACAATTTCCGTTGTTACAGTTTCCTTGATTATTACTTTGATACCATGCTCTGTTATACCAATCGCCGAAATCAGTAGTTCCGTCTTTATCGTTTGCTTTAATCCAATCAATACCAGTTTGCGTGGTTGTTCCACGACCAGTTTCGTTGTTTATGTCGCTGATTGCTAATGGTCCAGAAGATGGTAGGGTCATTTTTTGCTCTTTTAGTATTATCTACACTGCTATTTATAATCCAACCAGTTGTTTATATTCTGACATTTTCTGTCTGTTCATAGAGGGAATATCATATTTGTTTATAATCTGTTCCTCGGTTAGACTGTAAATATCTTCCAGAACCACTCCTGTGGATAAAGCTGCAGGAATATAGAATCCAGAAATCTTATTCATTGGCTTCCTCAGATCCATAAACTTATTGGCAATATCAAGACACATGCGGTAATTTAGTTTTTGCGATTTTAGATCCCAGTCGTATGCATATGTTTTGTCAAATTCATATCCATAGATTTCTGGATTCATACTAAATTCTGAACCATATTTGGCTATTGGATCTTCCTTGCCATAATTAAACATCATAAGTGGGTAGAACAAAATAGATTGTAGAGGATTATCTTCCTCGATTGTCCACATAAGAAGCTCGTTAAAATATGGTAAAGTGTCATAGGGAAGTCCTAAAATGAATCCAGCTTCCATGTTTACTTTGTTTTTCCACTTTTCTCGTAGCCAATACAATCTGTCTTTTATTTTATTTGGATGTAATCCTTTACCAATGGCTTTGGCAGATTCTGGATGCATTGTTTCTAGACCAAAGAAGTTACCAATTAAACCCATTTCGGTAAGCAAATCTGCCTGATGTGGAAACTTGTTTATCAGGTCTATTCTAAGATAACATGAAAATTTTGGTTTGAAAGGAAGTGAAGTAAACAGGTTATAAAGAATCTCAAGTTTTTCATTATCATCATTAAATGTATCATCAGTAAAAGAATATGTATCTGTTCCATGGGTTTCCCATGTTTGTATTAACTCATCTCTTACTTGTTGTAAATCTCTAACATATGTTCCTTTCTTTTTACCTGTTAAAGCGTAGGAACAGAATTTACATTTAAAAATACAACCACGACCAAGTTCAATTGGTAGAGCTTCGTTTGGTAAAATCTTATGTTTCCACCAACGAGTAGGAATATTTTTTACATCAGGTTCAGGAAATTTTGTTGAATCTACAACTCTGTTATATAAAGATGTTTGTGGTTTAGACAAATGTTCAACAAGATTTGGATTAGTTGGTTTACCAGCAATATAATTTGTAAGTTCTACAGTAGAGTTATCTGCATATCCTAAAACATAATAATCTATGTTGTGGTCTTTAATAAACCATGGAGTTCTTGCACCACCAAAGATTAACTTGGCTTTACTATTTTTTCTGACAAAATCAAATATCTGTTCAACCTCAGAATATTCTCCAGTATAGTACATATCTTCAACATTATTGTTACCTCGTGAATCGGTAACTCTATCATTGAAGGATTGATTTGGTCTGTTTTGTTGCCAAAAAAATGTTGAAGAAAATCCAACCCAAAGAGTGTCTTCGCCGACATGTTGTTTTAAAACTTCTAGGATTTCTTCAATGGTAAACTTGTTTATATAATCTAAAACGAATGTTGTATACCCTGCGTCTTCTAAAGATGCAGAGATTCTATATGGACCGAGCGATCTATAAACAATACAACGATCTTCAGGATTCCATGTTCCACCAGATAATATAATACAATTAGACAATATAGTTTCCTTCAAACACTAAACATATCCTTGGAATATCACTATTATGTATCGTTACAGCATGGGGTATGTTTGGTGAATGAATTACTAATCTGCCTGTTCTTGAATATACTGTTGTAATTCTAGATTCATCATAATCATAGTAATGACTATTAAAACTGCCATCATCAACGAATACAAGATTAGCGCAATCTGCTGCAGCTTGAACATAAAATACAGCAACGAAATCAGGTTTTCTATCTCCAAACATTGGATAGGTATGAGCATGAACTAAACCCTCACTACCCTTAAACATTTTATTACACCAAGACTTTGAATATTTTACGGATTTTGCTTCAGGATTTGTTGTTAGAAGTTGCTGTGTTATCCACTGAATTAATCCAGTAGTTCCTGGCATAGTAATCAAATCTGACCATTCATTACCAACTGAAGTCAACACTTCTCCATAGGCTGAGTCATACTCACCACCTTGAGTTCTGTTTTGGACTTGGGGGAGATCTAGTAGTAGATTTATACTAGAATTTAAAACACTGTTCTGATATAGCGATGCGTCGTCGCAGTCAACAATATGTAACATAATAAAACCTTCAAATTATTTTAATGCTTGGATTTCAGCTCTTAATTCTTTGATTGCTTCAATTACTAATGGTAACACACGAGCATAATCAACTGTTAGATAATCTTGCCCAACTGCTGCTGGATGAACAACCTCAGGAAGAACTGCTTGTGCTGCCTGAGCAGAAATACCAACTTCTCGTTTTGCTGTATATCCAAGAGATTGAGCCAATTCGTTCGCTTGGAAATAGAAACCTTCCAAAGAGCAAATTTTGTCAAGAGCATTTTCAATTTTACCAAGTTTATCTTTAAGACGATCATCAGAGTAGTAACCAGTAATGTTACCTTGCGCAGTGATACTACCTGATGAGGTGATATTGCCAGTAACAATACCAGCAGCAATAAGAGCATTTGAAACAGTTACGGAATTAAATGTTCCTGCGCCTGTTGTAGTTATAGATCCTAGTGTAACAGATGCTGATGTGGAAATATCAATTGTTGGATTTCCTGAAACGCCATTTCCGTTGCTAATAGAAAGACCATTAGAACCAACAGTAATTGTTCTTTGAGTAACACCAGATCCAGTTCTAACATAAAATCCTGTCGAACTGTTCGCTGCAGCAAGGTTTGTCAATTCACTACTGTAAGGTTGAACATCACTACCAAGTTGTAATCCAAGATTTGCTCTTGCTTGCTGCGCTGTTGTTGCTCCAGTACCACCTGATGCGATCGCCAGTGCTGTTGTTAAAGAGATAGATCCACCAGTTATAGAAACATTATTAGCATTTTGTGTCGCGATTGTTCCTAATCCAAGATTTGTTCTAGCAGTATTAGCATCTCCACCACCAGTTCCACCATTAGTAACAGCGACAATTCCATTAACATTACTAGCATTACCAATAACAGTTCCAGTTAAAGTTCCTGCAATATTTGTAATCGTTGCGTTAGTTGCTAAAACTCCAGTAGAGTGTAATGTTCCAACGAAAATGTCAGCATTTGAATCTCTAACAACAACTGTTGATGCGGTAGATGTTTGCGCTGGAGCAAAAGTGTGAATAGTATCAGCATCAAGACCAGAACCAGAACCATCAACTGTAATAAGTTTGGACAAAACATCAGCTGCAGTGTATGATGCTGCAGGTAAAGCAGCATTAACTTGTGTATTAAGGTTACTAAAATTGTTATCTACCTCTGCATTTGTCAGAGGAGATCCCTTAACGCTTCGTAATGTAATTTGTGCCATTAATCTTCCTTGGATTTAACAAGAAGCTGTAGCAACTTCTTGATTTCTGCTATATCTTCTTTTAAGATATTTATGTCGTCAGTATTTTGTTCTACTTGGGTTTTATTCTCAAGCAATTTATTCTTTGTTTTCATATAGTTTAAATATGCAACTGTATCGGTATTAACAATTGCGTTGGATCTCATATCTCTAACAAGAGAAGGATTTCCTTCAACTTTTACAAAATTAACCATTATGATGTAGCAATAATTCTTAGATCTTTAACAGTTGTTGGCGCTGCCATATTTGTGGAAGTAAACACAATTTTAACTGTAAAGGAGTCGAACGGAGCAAGATGATTCAATGTCCAGCTAATATCACTATATGTATTATCTCCAAGTTGAACATCTGGAACTGGAGTATCTGGAGACATTAGAGTGTAAGGAATGCTACTATATCCTGCCTGAGATGCGCCAGCTGGGTTTGCTTTGTAGTAAACAGAAACAGTTGAATTAGCTGGAGAGTTTACCGACAAAGTAACTTTTAATGTTGTAGCTGGAGTATTCAACATAACTTGTTTAGTTACATATTTACTTAATGTGGAGCTACCAACTGGAGCAATTTCATCAACATACGCATTTAATAAGTTTATAGAAACGCTATCTCCAGCAGACTGAGCAGTAAATGTTCCATTTAATGTAACGCTCGAACCATCTGCAGCAACTCCAGTAATTAAATACGAACCATTGTTGCCAGCATTTGTAGTAACACCAGAAATTGTCAAATATTTACCAACAACTAAGTTCTGGAAAATTCCTTTAACAGTTGAATTAGAAGTAATTAATCCAGTAGTTGAGAATCCAACAGTTGTATTAGTTTGGATAATACTAATCGAATCAATACCAGATTGGTTATAACCACCAGTAATACCAGCAGCGCCACCAAGAGGTTGGTTCAACACATTACCAATAGCGATTAAACTTAAACGAGAAGTATCAAGAACTGGAGACAATGAAGGATTTGATGTTGTCATAATACAAGTCATTTGCAATGATTTGTTTCCAGACAATACACTATTTTCGTTTTGCTGAGAAGCTACCATTCTTGGTGCTTGGAAATAATTAGTATCATTAATTACAACAGGATTATAAACTGTGTAACTATTTCCATTAACTGTTAAATTATTAGTGCTTGTATCAGAAATATATGGAGATTCAGAACCATTAATAGACTGACCAGTAATTGTTTTAACGAAGAAGTTTGATGTTGTATTCGGGAATGTTTGAATATTAACGCTTGGTTGTAAAGCATTAAACGCAACATGTCCATTTGCCGTAGCAGTAGTTCCACCAAAGTAACCAAAAGTTTTACCAGTTGTAGTAGTATTAATTACATAAGTGTTTTGATCAACAACTACAGCAACAGTATTGGATTTATAAACTTCAGTAACTGGAATACCACCGATAGAAGGAGCAATATTATATGCTACGCTAGTTACTGTCGCAGCTGCATTAGTAACCAATGTTAAAGAAGTATCACTAGCCACAGAAGCAACTACACCAATGTAAGTGTTGTTTGGACCATATAAAACATCACCCTGACCAATAGTGCCCGAACCAATGTCTGTAGTAAATTTAGTGCCAGTACCAGTTACTGTTGCGCTACTTGTTGTAGTGGTAATTGTTCCACCACTTGCTGCAACAGAACCATATTGTAATGAAACAATATTTCCTAATGTTACACTAGAACCAGATGGTAATCCATGATTGTAGTGAGTAACTTTAACTTTCGCAGAACCAGTATTAGTTTCGAATGGGTTTCTTGGTAATGTTGTAATTGGCAACATATCATTTACGAAAGAAACATTCGCAACTTTAGTTGTATCAAACTGAGCATAATAGATATTAAACATCAAGTCTTCATCTTGCGACGCAGTCCAAGTAGATCCATTTTGTGATTTAAACAGAACACCATTGTATGGTTGGGCAGAAATAGTACGACTGGATCCTGGGATTGTATCTCCCATTTGAGCGCACCATGCTTTGTATCCGTTAGAATCTGAAGCCACAACTAATGCGTAAGATGTTGCATCATTTACATAAACTGGAGATGGGAAAGTAAATCTAGTTGGTGTGTCGTAACTAGGAGCAATAGTTCCGTCTGGTAATGTAACAGTGTTAGATGAAATATTAACTTGTTCAGGATTCAATGTGACTTGAGAGAATGGTAGAATATTAATACCTGGATATCCATTAACTACTTCACGAATCTCAATATGAACAGGAATGCTACGATCTTTAGATGCGAAGAAAATATCAACACCAGTCAAGAAAGCTCCACCTGGATTACTAATTAGGAAAGTTTCTGCCAGTGGGTCATACCAACCAGTATCAGAAACAACACGCTGTGATGTTTGAGTAATAGTTTGGTTTTGAGTTACTTGAGTTTGAACAAGTTGAGCATTTTGAACAGCATTGTATGTTGCTTGTTTAGTTTGTAAAATACCTTGAGCATTATACTGAGTCTGTCCTCTGGTAGAATAGTTAATTCCATTACTAGAATCATCAGTTAATGTTAATGTACGCTGACCAGTTCTAAATGCCAGAGATGGACTATCTGGAATATCAAAAATAAATTGTAATTTACCATTAGTATCAGTTGTTAATGCGCCACCAAGAGTTCCTGTAGAACCGATAGTAACTGTAGTGGCAGTAGCACCACTAATACTTCCAGAAACAGTTTCACTTGTTTGGAATGTGCCGATAACATTTTGTAAGTAGAGATTTCTAGTTACAATGTTATTGTTTGTATCAAGGATATTTTCAAGTCCAACTAGAACACCAGTAGCATGGGAAGTTGCGCCATGAATAACATCACCAATGTTTAAACAAACTTGAGAATCGCCAGAAATTTGACGAGCAGTTTCAGCAGCATTACCACCAACACTACTTGTAATATCAAATGTTCCTGATAAGTTGTTAATTGTTATCTTAGTAGAAGGTGTGCAATATGTACCAACTGCAGTTGTATCAAAGAATGGATACAGTGTTGTTAGTGGTTTCAATCCAGTAGCCTGAACAAGAATATTTCTTGAGCGAATATATGGAATAACTGCTTGAGAAAGAACAGAATCATTAACAAGCTGAGTATCAATTTGAGCAGCGACTTGTGTATTAACACCTGTTCTTGACTGACCAACTTGAGTTGCACTAGTCTGAGTTGTTACAGTTCTATAACCCCAACCACCATTAATTGTAGTGTTATTAACACCGAACATCGCATTAAGCTGAGCAGTTGTAACATTTGATACTTGACCTGTCAACCAGCTAGTAGTTCCAACTTGAGCAGAACCAACATAAACTTGCGTGCCTGTTACTTGTGGAGAACCTGTCCACTGAGTTTGCCAAGCATTCCAAACAGTTCCAAGAATACCAGCTTGAGCAGCTAAACTTTGAATTGTGTTAAAGTCGCCCATAACCTGATTGATAATATCAGGTAAACGATTAGTTTCAAACCAGTCGTCTGTACTTGGATTTAAAATAACTTTACCAAGGAATGTATAAATTGCGAATGGATTAATATTTTCTAAACGGGAACCATATGGTTGAGAAATTAAAACACTAGAAGTATATGGTAATGTAATTACGCTACCAGTTACCTGATAATCAGAAGCAGCCCTTTGAGTATTATTTGTGTTCGCTTCAATCAAATTAACATTATTCATTGTATAGAATGGGCGCAATACATTGTTCTGCATATCAATAGAGCATAGATAATCTGGATTTGCAGTATCGCCAGAAGGAGTTCCGCTGAAATTATCTACAACGAATCCATTCTGATACATAGCCATGCCAGTATTTGGATCATGAACTGCTGTAGCTTGAGTTTGTTGTTCTAACAGTGATAAGGAAGTGTAGTACTCAAGTTGATTGATACGAGATTCTAACTTACCAATATCGCGCATTGTGTAACGCTTGTTTTCAGCTTTAGTAACAATAACTGAAGTATTTGTTGTACTGAAACAATATGGCTCAATATTTAAAGTATAGAGCAACATTCCAAGGTTTGGATCTGCAGGAGCTCCAGGATTTAAAGAAGGAGTTCCTTGAATCTGATAGAAATTACCTTTTTGATCAACTGCAATCTTATCAGTTCTAGCCAAGTAGTAAGAGAAGTCAGCTTCAATGTTAATACCACGCTTAGGAATCAAGGAGATTGC